CATTAATAAAATAAGAACGAGAAGTCCTAAGAGAGCATAAACTGTAAAAGTCGCAGATGTATCTGTAGTTCCCTCTCCCTCTTCCTCTTCCTCTTCCTCTTCCTCTTCCTCTTCCTCTTCCTCTTCGGGGGGTGGTTCACCGTAACATGTTTCATCAGTGCTAATAAACTTTTCAACTTCTTCTTCTGTACAAGCATCTGGGTCAGCGCAAAGGTTGCATTTTTCACCTTCTTTGCACTTACAACATTGCTTCACAATACTGTTTTCGGGAAATGTGACATTTTCAGATGGAGCCATATATCCCGAAGAACACTCATCTGTACTCACGGGGTGGCAACCTTCGGGTGCAATTTCTACACCGCGTGTAGTTCCATCATCCTGTTGGACTTTTGTATCATCAACCGCACAACTACTCATTATAATTAGTAAGGATTATTTTTATCACAGAACCACATAGCTTCTTGTGTGGGCATAAAAAGCATACCATGTCTCATGGTCATAAAAAGTTTAGCCTTGTTTAAGTTGGGATAAGACCATAAAAGCCACCTTTCCCAGTATTCAGCTTTGAAGAAATCTTCCCAATCTTCCTCTGTACTTTCTTTAACTCTTAACATTTCACGTTGTATTTCATATGGATCAGTCTCAATTCGCAACTCCTTAGGAATGATAGCACCCTTTCTAATAAGATGCGCACGCATGAGTCTGGGATTACCGTGATCTATATAATGCTCAACACCCTTTTGTCCGAAATCGATAGATCTCTGATTAGGTAAAGTCACCCTAAGTTTGTGGGCGACCGAGGGACTTGGTTTCAATACAACGTGCATTTAAATTGTCATAGATAAAGATTCTGAGATATTTACACATAGATGAAAAACTATGAATCCCTGGACTCTATTACTATCCGAGTTGGTGATTCTGCCAAAGAGAATGATAAACTTTCTACGGAGAGTAATCCAAAATATTGGTGGTTACATGTTTCCGAATGTCCAGGATCTCATGTCGTTATATGTCATGAAGGGGAAGTAGTTCCTAAAGAGACTAAGAGGGATGCAGCTGTTTTGGCTGTACAACATAGTAAAGCTCCACCACAAAAGATGACAAAGGTTGATTTTGTTAGAGTTGACCAAGTTTACAAATATGTAAATACTCAACATGGACAGGTTCTAATTGAAGGAGACGTCACCAAACTTACTGTATTCATGAATAAGGAGAAACCAAGACTTGAAAGACTTTTGAAAAAAATCACTTAAATAATAATATCTAACTAATTTTAACGTATGTATAAGACAACATATGATAAATCCGAGTGTCAAACGGGTATAGTTCATATTGGCTATGGTAATTTCCATAGAGCTCATCAGGCCATGTATATAGATGATTACATGGAAAAATCCGGTGATCTTCGTTGGGGTATTGTAGCTGTCAATCTGAGAAACGAGGGATTTCGAGAGATTGATGATTACATTTTAAAGACACCTTCTTCGTGTAGAATTGTGAGGAGTCATCTTGACTATATTGATTGGACCAAGAATAGAACAATAGCTAAGCACATGCTTACTCTTCCAAGTGTTCATTTAATAACAATAACTGTTACAGAGAGTGGGTATGCACCTGGATCTCCCTTATTTGAATATCTTGCGTGTGGACTTAGAAATAGAAACACACCAATAACAATATTGTGTTGCGACAATATTCGCCAAAACGGTAAAGTATTGGAGGCGCAATTTTTAGCATATCTTTACCAAACAAATCAACATGAAATGGTTGATTGGGTGAAAGGTAATGTGAAGTTTCCCTCGTGTATGGTTGATCGCATAACTCCGAGAACCACATCACAGCTTTGTGAGGAAATAGGACGGAGATATCCACATTACATGCATAATCCGGTTCAAACAGAGGAATATTCAAAATGGGTAATCGAGGATAACTTTGCATCGGACTTTCCAGATTTAACACAAGTTGGTGTAAATATTGTGGATAATTTGGAGCCATTTGAAGAAACGAAAATTAGAGTTCTTAATGGTGGACATACATCTTTGGCATACCTTGGTGTTCTCTCTGGCTATCATACATTTGATCAAGTTATGAATGACGAAAAACATCGCGAACATTTCAAGAATCTTCAAAACGAGGAAATTATTCCTTCTATTGAAATGGAAATGGATCTTCCATTTGATATACACGACTATGTAGATACAATTGAAGAAAGGTTTTCAAACTCTACAAACGTTGATGACTTGGATAGGATTTGTATGAATGGTTTTACAAAATTCCACACTTTTGTGGTACCCACGCTTCGTAAATGTCTTGAACATGGAAAACGTCCTAAACACATTTACAAAAGTATTGCGGCTTGGTACATATACGCGAGACGGTTTGCAAGGGGGTGTACAAAAATTCGTTACGATGAACCTAATTGGGTTTTATTGGAGCCCCTCTTAGCAGATCATAAACTGGATGCATTTGTTACTAATGAGAGATTGTGGGGAGATATTCCTAAAAACTATATTACATTCTCTAGGGATCTAAAATCTGTACTAATGTCACATACGTATGAACGGGAAATTGACATGCTCGCGGATTAAAGTAGTTCCTCCTCTGGTACAACATTGGGTTGTTCTATTCTAAAAACACCCTTGGAGATGGCTGCCTTTATAATTTCTATACGTGTATTTGGAATTGTCCAATTATTATCAATCGCAACAGAAACATACTTTTGAACTACATCATTCGCAGCAATATTTGCTCTGTTACGAATAGCGTTGTCTGCCCATTCTTGGGGATCAGCCATTACAGTTCTGGCTGCAAGATGTTCTTCTTCTGACAGTGTTATACGAATTTCTAATGTAGATACTTCTTCCATATTATAACAGTATTATAGAAATTAATGACATAAAAATTGACACGTGGCATTGTTATGTATCGTGGAACCACCATACAAAGAAGCTGTTATAACTCTTAAATCCATATAGTCACCTTCAGCCAGGTAGACAATCTGCACAGAGCAGAAACTCGGGTGATGAAGAACAAGGCTTCTAAAGTTGTTATGAAGTGCTCCCCAATTATGTACAACACCATTTTTATACCATCGTGTATTGGTGCTCTGGTACGTGTTTGTGTGAAGACTCTGAATTGTAAGTTGGTAGAATCCTGGATACCCCGTGGGCGCAGTAAATCTCCCATTTCCGCTATTATACATACTTTTATTATTGTATAACACGGAGTTCATAACAAATGTACCAGAGCTCACATCACCTGCAGTTCGTCCACACATAACGATAGGTTTGTCTCTACTTACCATAGTTGGGTGTACAATACCTGTACCTTCTGTACCCATGTTCTTTGTAGTACTAAATGCTAAACCGGATATATGTATTCTTCCAGATTTGTTTAATATTTTGATTCTGACATAATCTTCTAAACCCGACCCAAGGAAAGTTATACTTGTTCCGTCATAATTGAGACTATTATTAATATTACGAATATCTTGAAATGTATTAATTCTTCTGAGAAAGCACTCATCTCCATTGGATTTAACACCATAGATATCCGCGTAACCTCCACTATTCCAAACTAATTGGGACATATATGCTGATTTCATACCAGTTGGAATAGTATATTGAATCTCACATGGTGCGTCAGCATATCGGCGATGGGTAAAAGTAGAATCAAATCTTGGAGCACCCCAATAGGCATCATTTGCATTTTCCGTCCAACTACCAGTTGAACTATACGGTGAGCTAATATCTATTTCGGTGAACATATTACCAATAGCTATATTATCTGTAGTAGTTGAACCGGTAACATGGAGGTTACCTGTGACAGTGACATTACTTTCTGATGTATTCACATGAAAAAGTGCACCGGTCATATACATTTAATCTACAAAATTAATAGTCAAACTTTGTGGTATCCCGTGTTGTTCTATGTGCTCTCTCAACTGCCCCATAGCTTCGTCAGCTGAGAGAGTTTCATCCTCCTCCTCACCGTCATCCGTTCTTGACCATTCTTCGTGGAGTTCAAGAAGAAACTGGTTAAGACCCGGGTATTCCTCTTGCTCTGTATCAGTTGGTACATACGCTGGTATTGTCATGGGTTCATTTTGATTAACGAGGAAAGATGGTGGTTTCACCTTTTCTCGGATATCTTTTATAACATTGCATATCTCCACGTAATCACCTTCTGGAAGACGTTCCGCATTCTGATCAACCAAATCAATTAACTTGTGGAAGAGATCCATTTTGACTTGTTTTTCATATTATTCGTATTTACTTAGGTTATTAATTTCCAAAAGCGACACCCGCCATACCATTCTTTATACGTAAAATGTTAAAATTCACGGCATACACGCGATGAAGGTTGTTACCTCCAGAAACATTGTTGACGAGAAGCTTGGCGTTATCTATGCGGCTGAAGTTTAGTGTGCCACTGGGCTGCGCCTTGCTCATGGAGAGGCAGAAAGGCCAAGAGTAGGTTGGGAGATCATCCAATACATCATCTGGGAGATCAGTGCAGTGCATTTGGGGAACAATGTTGTGATGATAGACATTGGAACTATTCTCAAATAGAGCTGTACCGTTGATGTAGAGAGAAGAAGTACCGAAAGTGTACTCATCATACCACTTCTGACCTGCAGCCGCACCGGAAATAAGGTGGATAGACTTCACTGGGTGGTTGAAGTAGCTGAGATCCATCTCGGTATCAGTGCTGGTAGCTGGCTGGTATTGGGTTTGGGTGAACAGAATCTCATGCTCGGTCTCGGTGAAATACTTCCTCTCATCGGTATCAACGTATATGTAGTTACCGTAGATCTTGGGAGTACCTTGGGGAGTGTAACCATCCCTGCACTTAATTCGAAGTTCCACCTCATGATATTGTAAGGCCACCAAAGGAAGAGCCTTGGTCCAGTCCTCACCGAAGAAGAAAGGAATCATAAAGTGATTCTGACCATGGTTCTCCTTGGCAACATTGGTAGTGACAGTGCATGAAGCCTTGGCAGAGTTATCGCGGAGAAGGGGGTTGTAAGCACCCTGGATGAAAAGTGAGTCAAGTTCCGAAACCTTCTGACCACCAATCCAGAGTTGGAAAGTAGTGGGGTTGGAGGCATCGGCGGAGAAGAGACCGTCAGTGTTGGTAGCCACGTTGGAAATAAGAGTATCCTCAATCCAAATGTAACTGAGAAGATCACCCTTAGAACGAATGGGTACGGTAATCTCATTAGAGGCACCAAAGGATCCAATGTAGTCCATGCGCTCGGGCTTCATAGAGAAGTTAGTGTGGCGCTTGTAGTTCTGACGAAAAAAGCTGACCTGTGGCTCACCAGTGATGAACACATCCTGGGCACCTTTAGAAACAAGATCAATCAAAGCAGCTGACATATTTACTAATAAAGTATATTAAAATTTTCGGGCGTCAATAACACAACAAAGAAAATGGTAGTTTTTCAGGCACTTACATGGGAGGCTCGAGATGGAGAAGATGAACATTTGATTAGCATATTTGGTAAAACTGAGGATGGTAAGTCGGTCTGTGTTACTACTGCTTTCACACCATACTTTTTTATTAAGCTTCCAAGTGGCGTGGATTCGCGAAAGGTTCAAAGAATTTATGACATTCTCGGCAATCAGTGTAAAGATTCTCTGGTTGCTTATTCATTGATGAAGTCTAAAGATGTATGGGGTTTCCAGAATAATGAGGAGTTTGCATATATGAAAATTAGCTTTAAAGATCTTCAAGCTCGCCGATTGGTTGATTCCTTTTTACGTAGACCACTTGATAGGAGCCCTGAACTGTATGAAATTTTCGGTGTAAGGAATGTTAAGGTGTACGAATCTAATTTGGATCCAGTATTACGTCTTATGCATCGTACAGGTATTCAATCAACTGGTTGGCTTGATAGTGGTGAAAGATGTGTTCGTTCTCACATTGCGAACGTTGATATTGACCTCTTCTGTAACGATTGGACTACTCTAAAGCCAGTTGCCCGAGATGATATTGCGCCATTTGTAGTGGCATCTGTGGATATTGAATGTAATAGTTCTACTGGTAAGTTCCCAGATGCAAATATTCTTGGTGATGCTTGTTTCCAAATTGCTATTTCTCTTTGTAAGTTTGGCTCTGATGAACCATATGACAAGACATGTCTCTGTTACAAACAAACAGATTCAAACCTTGAGGGGTGTGATATTCGCAGCTATGCTACTGAGAAGGAAATGCTTGAGGCATTTCAAAAGTATTTACATTCCAAGGATATTGATATAATTACGGGATGGAACATCTTCGGTTTTGATATGGAATATATTTACAAACGTGCACAAATTAACAAGTGCAACTACGACTTTTACAACTTGGGAAAACTAAAGGATATTGATTCCCAATTGGTGATTAAAAAGCTCTCGTCGAGCGCTCTGGGTGATAACTTTTTGAAGCTTCTTCCGATGAGTGGTAGGTTTATTTTTGATCTCTTTCATGAGGTAAAGAAAGGTTACAAATTGGATAGCTACAAACTTGATAGCGTTTCAAAGCTGTACCTTGGAGATCAAAAGATTGACATGGCACCAAAGGAGATGTTTGCTCGCTATAGGGAAGAAGATCCTGTTAAACTGAGAGAAGTTGCTGAGTATTGTATTAAGGATACTCTCCTTCCACATAGACTTATGAAGAAACTTTGTATTTTGTTGAACTTGGTTGAGATGGCTAAGGCAACTTGGGTTCCGGTTCCCTTCTTAGTGGAACGTGGGCAGCAGATTAAGGTTTTCTCCCAACTGACTAAGAAGGCGAGGGAGCTTGGATTTATGGTTCCGACTATTCGTTATGGTTCCCTCCCTGAAGAACCCTACGAGGGTGCGACTGTCCTTGAAGCTCAAAAGGGGGCGTATTACACACCCATCACAGCCCTTGATTTTGAAGCCTTGTACCCCAGTATTATGATGGCTCACAATCTCTGTTATTCTTCGTATGTCATGGATGAGAGGAAGTATGGTAATATACCTGGTATTGAATATGAGACTTTCAATATTGGCGACCGCACCTACAAGTTTGCACAGGATGTTCCCAGTCTCTTACCTGCAATCCTTTCGGAGCTTAAGCAGTTTCGAAAACAGGCTAAGAGGGACATGGCTGCAGCTACAGGTTTCATGAAGGAAGTCTACAATGGTAAACAGTTAGCCTACAAAATTTCAATGAACTCTGTGTACGGTTTTACAGGTGCTGGTAAGGGTATTCTTCCATGTGTCCCCATTGCTTCTACTACTACTTCAAAGGGTCGTTCAATGATTGAAGAAACTAAGAACTACGTTGAGAAGAACTTCCCAGGTTCATATGTTAGGTATGGTGACACTGATTCGGTTATGATTGAGTTTGATGTCGGTGATCGTACGGGTGAAGAAGCTATTGCCTACAGTTGGGAGGTGGGTGAGAGGGCTGCAGAAGAATGCAGCGCTCTTTTCAAGAAGCCAAATAATTTAGAGCTTGAGAAGGTATATTGTCCTTACTTCCTTTACAGTAAGAAACGATATGCTGCGAAGTTATGGACAAAGGGTAAGGATGATAATATGCATATGGACTATATTGATGTAAAGGGTCTTCAACTTGTGAGACGTGACAATACACCCCACGTTCGAGAAGTATCCAAAGAACTTCTTGATGTAATTCTGACTTCAAGTGATCCCGGTCCACCCAAGGAGCTTGCCAAAGAGAGAGCAATTGAACTTCTTTCGGGTGATGTACCAAATCAGAAGCTTATTTTGAGTCAAGGTCTATCCGATTCTTACAAAGTTGGGGGTAAATCTGTATCTGTAACAAGTTCAGAAAGTGTTAACATTAATCAATCTCATGTGCAAGTAGTCACTAAAATGAGACAAAGGAAACCTGGTTCAGAGCCACAATCTGGTGACCGTGTACCCTACCTTCTTACTAAGACTGGGGATCCAAAGGCAAAGGCTTTTGAGAAGTCCGAGGACCCAAAGTATGTTGAAGAGCATAACATCCCCGTAGATTACCACTATTACTTCCTCAATAAGTTTTTGAATCCTGTGTGTGACCTCTTAGACCCACTCTATGAGAATGTAAAAGAGGAAATCTTTGGTGAAATCATTAACCAACATAAGCCCGTAAAACCTCCCAAGCTTCCCTCTCTGAGTGGTATGAAGAAGGAGGAACTGGTTGCTGAATGTAAACGCCTTGGTTTAGAAGATGTGGGTACACTCGCTATTTTGAGGGCTCGGCTTAAGGAAGCGAGAACAACAAAAGAGGAATCCGTTGAAGACTTATTTAAAAATTATAATCCAGTAGAAGTTAGGAATGAGTCTGTATGATAACGTTGTAAAGCTTATGGACGAAGCTCTCGAAGAGCGTATAAATGTTGTGGTAAATGAGTATGCCGAAAAAATTTCAAAGAAACATGGCATTCCATTGGAACAACTTTTAAAAGATATTCCAGAGTCTTATACGATTACTACGTGTAAAGGTAGTAAAAATAATGGACAGAGATGTGGGTTTAAGGCATTTGAAAATGGATATTGTAAGCATCATGCATCACAGGGTCAGCGTATATGCCAGAGGTCGTTTTCAAGTACAGGAAGTATACATAATCATGGACCTGAGATGATGTTTGTAAGAGGGTGTCCGGGTTGTGAAGCTTCAAACGGGCTTATAGATTTGGGGGTTTAATATAACAATGAACAAAAACGATATTCTACTAACAGCAATAAACAAATTTTACGATGAAGATAAGAATAAAACTATACTATTAAAAATTTTAGACAAGTCAAGTGGTATAAGCTTACGCAATTTGGAGTGGTTTATTACAAACTATGCGAAGAAGAATCACACCGCTTATCAGACTGGTGATGGTAAACTATTCACTGTTCATTGTGCATATAAATCCAGTCTTAACGGTTACAGTAAACAACTGTTTGATCCATTTTGTAGATCACAGAAGTTTGCATACACAGTTCCGGGAACATCTCATGAAATCCATACAACTTTGGCGCAGTTGAATTTCATCAAATGGTGTATCAAGAATAATATTATTGACTATATAAACAGTCACCGAGATACTCTATTTAGTAAGCAAGTGACATAAAACCATTTGAAAATACAAATGTTTGATAGCCTGTGTAGTACATGTTTAATGAAAATGTTTCATTTGCAATGTCAATCGGCTGTGAAGTATCCAATTTAACTTCAATATTAGTTTTATCAGACTGTATCTGACTAAAATCCAAGTTTCCCGATGGTTCCACATTTATCGGATTCAACGAGAAACTATACGTATATACATTTCTAATTGGTCTTGCCAATCTTTTTTGGAATGGAATGAGATATTTGAAATATGAGTGATCTGTTTTTGTTACATTTGGAAGTTTATTTCCATTTATGTTGAAACTCGCTTCGGACATAAGAGGATAAAAGAATGTATTCTCACCTTGAAAATCAAGGGATGAAGAAAAATTGAAACGATTTTGGTACAAACGTTGACCAGCGACAGCTGCACCGTATGGACCTATAGCATCACTTTCATCTTCAAATATTGTATTCCTTAAAAACCAGTGAATGCACTTTACAGGAATGTTAGGAACTAAGTTATTCCTTATGATATCATTATTTAGATCACTAACAATCACGGGGTGTCGGCGTACAAGATCTGTTATAAACATCTGGTCCTTACTCGTCAGAAAGATTCTTTCTTCTGGACTTACAGTTATTTCCTCGGTGATTATATTAAACTGGGGTAGAGTTACAACGTCAGTTGTTTCTGTAAAGAACTCTTGTTTATGGAACTCAAACTCAAACTCTATTTTCTGTTTATAAATTGAACACACGGGGAAATAGGGTCTATTAGGACTATTTGACGAATATTCATCACTTGCAAACTTCCTCGAAAAGAAGAAGTGGATTGGAATAACCAAATCTGAACTATACCTCGCTACAGCAGTATTGTCCGGTGCATCATCAAAGCCGAGGTTTCTATTTACAAGAAATCCATTTGCCACCTTTTCAGACATTTCTAAATAAAGCTCATCATATATAATACCCCAGTCATCATATATCTTCTCTACCTCAATGTCATCTACATACATTGTCACACTTTTGAGAAGATGTCTACCCAATTGATCCGCGTAGTTTCCATCGCTTATAGCGGGCATTGTTACACTCAAGTACATATTACTCAGCAGATCACCCATGCTTCGCGGATTAAATTCAACTTTAACAGTTTTATTAAAAGGCCATGTAACATCCGAATTACCCGGTTTGATTACAGTACGACTCCTATGATATTTTCTAAAATCAGAGTGAGCACGATTATTGGTATAATTAAAGAATGATTCTTCTGGATCATCGGAAAGCAAGTGAGTGTCTTGCTTTCCGATAGCTTTGAGCGAAATTTTCGCAGCTTCACCCATACCTATCTATTGTCTACATATTTTTAATATCCATTTTCCACATTTCAATGTGACTTGTATTCTTCATCACTTCAAGTTCCTCCTTAGCCTGTTTGGATTCCTTGAGGAGATCCTTGACAGATTCCTCTGTGTATTGTACAGTCTTAATGTTGAGGAGATAGTCATAAGTACCACCAATTTTGGGGAACGTTTTTGAAAGTTCTTCTTCAAGGTCCTGCTTCTTACGTTTGAACACCACGATATCACCTTCAATAACCATAGTAACAAACTTAGATTTGTATCCACACATGGTAGCCCTCGTTTCAAGAACCTTGATGAGGTGTGCCTTTCTCTTCACATAGTGATCTTCACGTAGTTCTACAAAGTCCTTGAGAATCTCTTCCGGACTTGAGTACTTGTGGATACCCCTCGTGGGGTGGAAAAGGTGCATATTTGATACACGAAATGTCTTCCTCAATTTTAGATCCTTGAGGAGATCTTTTCCGGTATAATCTTCAATTTCAAAATGAACATCCTCCGTTGTGGAATTATTCGTAAATCCACCAATCAACTTCTTTTCAACGAGACCTTCAAGATATTCCTTGTAATCTTGTGTCCAACGCCCTGGTGGTAATTCAGTGACCACGATATTCATCCCTTTCCAATTCCACACACCTTCCATCATCCATGTATCATCCTCCTTGTGTACTTTCCCTTTGAAGCCCCTGAACCATGGTCTCATGGGTACAACTTGTTTTCCATCCAAGATCCTTCCAATATTATCCTTGATATCCTTAGGGTTGAATGGTGGGACATAGCAACTGAAACCTGTACCAATACCCTCTGTACCATTCACGAGAACCATGGGGATCGTTGGCATGTAAAAGTCTGGTTCAATTGACCGTCCATCATCATCCAAATAGTTAAGAACCGCGTCATCGCGAGGATCAAATATCTTTCGAGCCTGCTTAGTCAGCCTCGTAAAGATGTACCTCGTTTGAGACGCATCTTTACCACCCATGAGACGAGTACCGAACTGTCCACAAGGTTCAAGGAGATTGATATTGTTTGAACCCATGTAATCATTTGCCAGCTTCACGATCGTATCTGCGAGTGATACTTCACCGTGATGATAGGCACTCTTCTCAGCCACAAATGCAGCCAATTGTGCAACCTTCATCTCGGCAGTCAAATTCTTTTGGAAGCAAGAGTACATCACCTTCCGCTGGGAGGGCTTGAGACCATCAGCCACGTGAGCGATGGAACGCTTGAGGTCTGCAAGTGAGAAGTTCACGAGATCCTTATGAACAAAGTCAGTGATGTTCAACTGCTTAACATAACCATAAGGAACTTCAAGTTCTGAGGGATCTTTCGCGGTACTTTCAAGAAGCCACATTTTACGATCATCAGCCTTCTTTTTGTCAAATGCCAAGACAATAGACTTATCAGTCATGATGTCATGTTCAAACTTGACAGTGAGATCCTCAATTTGTTTGAAATACTCACGCGCCTCCTTAGAGGTTGAAGTACCGAGACCCTTGTAGTACTTAATGCGCCACCCCTGTTGTCCATTTCCATACCAGTTTCTGAATGCAGAATCTGTGTAAAATGACTTGGTTTGGGAAGCCTTCGTAGCCTTAATAATTGGTGTTACCATAGATACCACAAAACCCAATTTGAGGAGGCTCGGCCAGAAGTAGTGAAGTTGATTAAGAATCAGACCCTTAATGTGCGAGCCGTCGTTATCCGCATCAGTCATGATCATGAGACGTCCATAGCGAAGCTCGGATACATCTTTGTAGTCTCTTCCTTGTTGGAGACCCAAGATTTTCTTGAGATCATTGAACTCTTGATTCCCGGTCAACTGTGCAACTGATGCATCTCGGACATTCTTGCACTTACCCCGAAGTGGGAATACACCGTAATGATCCCTACCAACAACCGAGAGACCAGCGACAGCGAGTGTCTTTGCCGAGTCACCCTCTGTTATAATGAGAGTGCACTTTTTGGATTGATTTGTACCAGCCTTATTTGCATCATCGAGCTTTGGAATACCTGTAATTTTTGATTTACGGGCTCCACCATCTGTCTTAGACAACTCCTTCATTTCCTTAAACTTTGAGAGTGCCAACAGTTCATCTTGAATACCAGTCTTGAGAGCATTCTTGACAAAGGTCTTATTGGGTGCAAACTTACTTCCAAAGTCTTGCACCTTGGAGGTACACTCAGACTTTACTTGGCTGGAAAAGGTTGGATTCTCCAGTGTTGCCCGAACAAAGATGTTGAAGGTATTTTTGACTTGTTGAGGCTTCAATTTAATCTTCTTAGCCATTTCATCAATGATACCAGAGGCAAGATGAGAAGCCACATGGTCAACGTGTGTACCACCCTTATTGGTGCAGATACCATTTACAAAGGACACTTGCTCAAGTCCGTTCTCGGATGGTCCTACACAGACAGACCAACGATCAGTGGTAACTGAACATAGATCTGTAACTCCTTCGTGCATCTTGGCATAAGCCTCAAATGTTATCTTGGGTAGAGCTTCACCCTGGAACTTGACTTTGCAGTTAGTTGTGCAAATGTTTGCATCCCAAACACGCTTCTCAAAAATCTTGTAAATATTAATATCCATATCCTTCATTCCAAAACGTTTCCAATCCGGGGTGAAAGTTATAGACACTGAAGATGTTGCAGCACTGTGCTTAGTTATTTTTGGTGGATGACAGGTGGTCATATTGTTAGACCACTTTTGGGTATAGGTCTTCTTTTCCTCACCATCCTTGATGACCACAGAGAATTCCGATGAGTAAATATTCGTTAATTTGGCTCCGTAGCCGTTACGACCTCCGACAATCCTCTTTTGGTTATCATCATAGTTTGTACTTGTGAGGAGATGACCAAATACAAGTTCGGGATTCCAGATACCCTCCTTTTCATGCATACGAACACTGATGCCTCCGAGAGGTCCATTGTTCTCGATAGTAACTTCACCGGTTTCTTTGTCTACAGAGACAGCAATTTGGGTAACATTTTTTGGGTGCAGGGAGTTACGATCAATGGCGTTGACGAGAATCTCGTCAAAGATCTTGAGTAGGGCTGGTGAATAAGAGATGTTCTTTTTTTGAAAGTTATTATTCGTGTTATTCAGCAGCCAATAGGACTCATGGGTTTTGTCCACGGGACCGACATAGGAGTCAGGTCTCTTGAGGACGTGTTCAACGTGGGTGAGCTTTTGAACGCTCTCCATCTTTGTTAATTTTATAACGTTTCATTTCTTTACTTAGGTTATTTTTTAGAAACAATTTTCACTACCTTTTCTACAATTTTCAATACTGATACAGCATATGAAAACATATAGAAACATTTAACTGTATGTCTCACATTAAAGGATGGAAGTGGAAGTTTTGGAGATTTCAACTTTACATGTATACGGCATATAGCTTCACAAGTTCTTAAATATTGACCTTCTGATATATGTTCTCTTGTATCATCAACAGTTGACATTATTGTATGTAGATCTTCATCTACTGTCATAACTTAACGTAATAATTTTTCTTTAGATACCTTAAGAGATGTATCTATATCTTATAGCCGCAATTTTCGTGCTGTTTCTGATGATGCAGAACAAGACTCGTGGTATGAACAAGTCGATTGAAAAATTGATTAGACAGTCCGCTCGATATGCCACAGCGGCGCAACAGGACAAATCTCCGGTCATTGCGGTTCTTCACGCAAATTACGCGGCAGCTTATCTATACGCTGTTAAGGATATTGCCAACGAATCTCAAATTCACAATGCCACTGGTATAGATGTGAAGAAGTTCAAAGAGCACGTCACAAATGTTCAGGATATGGTAACCAAGAAGACATCCGAAGAATGCCCAAACTTTGCTGGTGATGTTGACATTTATCTTGCTCAAATTGGTGGTGAAGTGGCATAGAACACCTAAGTGATTATCAAATATGTTAAAAATCAACTAACAAAATGCAAATAATTCGTGATACCATTTGGTCTTCCTGCCTCTCCGATGCGACGAGAATGTACCGCCTCGGAGAGCCAAATGAAAAATGCTACAAGCTGGCTGATGCCACTTGGAAAATGAAAATGCGATACAAAAAGATTGAAAATAGGAGAAAAGAGAACTCTTCTATTTTACTTGATGCTCCACCCAAAGAGGCTGCAGTGGATCAAAGGACAAAACAAAAGATTTGTTGTGCTACAACAATGGCGGGGAAGCCTTGTAGGTTCAAGGCTGTTGTGGGAGACTACTGTAGGAAACATAAAGTTTCGGATATTGGTATGGGGAAGAAGGTGGATGTAAACAGTCTCTTGAGCCAGTTGGATGGAATTAAAATCACTGGCTAATATAAACAATGTATTTAGATCAGGAGACTCTTAGACCTGTAATAATAGCAATGGCTCTTTACCTCGCAATCGGTGTCATCGTTCCCAAAATCGCTAAGAAGCCCACCGGTGTCGGACCCGTTGATGACCTTGTTATGACTATCATGTCTCAACAGGGTTCTTTAATGAGTGGTGCCATCCTTGTTGGTCTTATCATTCTCGCCACCAACTACATTCAAGAGGAACTCCTCTAAGATGTTTTCTTTCCCAACAAGTTTCTTAGTATGATCGTGGTTCATATAGCGTAGTTTCTTATCGTATGCATCTCTCATGAACTCCAAGAGTTGGTTCGGATTTGGTTTACCCCAGACCATTCCTTTCTTAAACAGAAAGTCGTCTTTCTCCAATTCTTGAAGTTCGCACTCAATAGTATATGGTGTCTTTACATACTCGGGACTTCCACCAAAGTTAGTTATAATCACAGGTTTGTTACGTAAGGCTGCTTCAACTGGACCCATACCCACACCCTCTGACTTTGAAAAGCTGACATAGCAATCACAACTATCATGTAGTTTATCCATTTCTTCATCTGAAATCAATCCATTTATAACTTCAACATTTGGTAAGTTTATTTTAACTTCATTGTTGCACGTGGCTTTTACTACAAGTTTTGCATTTGGTTTATTTAACCTAACAAAAGCTTCCAATATTCCCCTAAAATTCTTTCTATCATCCATTATATTTCCGATGTGATAAAATGTATAGAATGGTTTATTGGGTGGTGGGATGTGAGCATGTATTATAGGAAAATCATTCCCAGGGAACTGTCTGGATAGTACACGTTTACAGAACATACTTGGTACCATAATCTTTTTTGATAGTTCCATTATCATACCGTAATCTTCGTGTACGGTTTCTGTTTCACAAACTGTCATAAATGCTAATTTATTAACACGTGTTTTAGCGTAGTTTGCGTATTCAATATGTGATTTTATAGGTAAAAGGAACAACAGACCGTATTCACTTTTGGGTAATTCGGTACCTATGTAATGATAAGAGGCATCATCAAAAACTTTCGTGTATTTGAAAGCATGTTGACCAATGCCACTTCCAAGTTGTGGACCGATTATGATCATATTAGGTTTAAAGATAATCTTTCTTTTATATATATTACAATGGACTCTATCCGCACCGAAATTGAAGCTGAGATCAAGCGCGCTCGTCTTGACAAGGGTCGTCTCTATGAGCTTCTCCTAAAGATTATTGACAATACCGGTACTGGTGGTGCCGGTGTTCCTGGACCCCAGGGTGAAAGGGGTCCCACTGGCGCTCAGGGTCCCACT